TAGTCTAGAGACAGAGACAGAGACAGAGACAGAGACAGAGACAGAGACAGAGACAGAGACAGAGACAGAGACAGAGACAGAGACAGAGACAGAGACAGAGGTAGAGACAAAACAAAGAACAAAAGGCTCACGCCTTTCAACAGATTTTGAGTTACCTGTTTCTTGGATTGAATTCTGTCAAACAGAACGACCTGACTTAAACCCTAAAAAGGTTTTCGACTCGTTTAAGGATTATTGGGTAGCTAAGGCAGGTGCGGCAGGGGTAAAGTTGGATTGGAATGCCACATGGCGCAATTGGGTGAGAAACCAGAACATTGCCAAACCCTTGTTCAACAAAGCAGATGTTGTCCATCAGACAGTTCCATCAAGCTCACAGCGTGACCCTGCGCTTGTCAAACTGGATGAGGATAGGCTGAAGACTGCACCACCAAACCCTGAAGTTTTAGCCAAAATCAGGGCAGTTTTAGGGAAAGGAAAGGTGGCATGAATGAGTTGGCATTATTTGCGGGAGTTGGAGGGGGAATTCTTGGAGGACATTTGCTCGGGTGGAGAACCATTGCCGCAGTTGAAATTGAAGACTACCCACGCAGAGTTTTATTGCAAAGGCAAGCTGATGGAATCCTACCTAGATTCCCTATTTGGGATGACATTTGCACCTTTGATGGGAAACCCTGGAGAGGAAAAGTTGATGTCATCACAGGTGGATTTCCATGCCAGGACATTTCAGTCGCCGGAAAAGGTGATGGACTTGAAGGAGAAAGGTCTGGATTATGGAGAGAGATGGCAAGGATTATTGGCGAAGTACGACCCAATTATGTCTTTGTGGAAAACTCCCCAATGCTCGTTACTAGAGGACTTGGAACAGTCCTTGGAGATTTGGTCAAATTGGGGTTCAATGCAAAATGGGGTGTGTTGGGAGGAGACAATGCCAAATTACCTCACAGAAGAAAACGAATTTGGTTGTTGGCTACCCACCATGACTGTGAGCATGAAAAATGGGGCATCAAGCAAAAGATATTTGAATTCAAAGGAATATCGAGGGAGTATGCCAATGGAGTGGATAAGAACGAGCAAGGATTGCGCTCAATACTTCAACCCGGATTATGCCGAACTCCTAATGGACTTCCCCATCAAATGGACAGACTTAAAGCCGTTGGAAATGGACAAATTCCAATTGTGGCGGCAACAGCATGGAGAATCCTAAGTGACAAAAGAACAAGCAAACCGTCTTTTGGATGAGGTGAAAGATGGGAACAGTTATTTATCTGTCAAACGCATCACAGAAGCCTTGTGGCTCACAGGGGATGCGTTACGACCTGTACCAATCCACACTCGCCCATTTAGTGAAGATGGCATCAACGAATGGATGGAAAGCACACGCATGGCACAGGGCACAGGAACTAGAGAATCACACGACAGGGATATGGAAGGGCATAAGTCAGGATTTAATCAACAAAATGAAGGAAATTAATGATTTACATCGGGATTGACCCTGCCGCAGTCAGTGGCGCATTAGGTGCAATTGACCATGATGGTAATTACCTTGAATCATTTGACATTGAGCATAAAGACAAACACATCTTGGCCTTGGTCTTTAAAAGTCGAATCCTATCTATTGTCGACCCAAAGGAAGGCGCAGAAATATGCATGGAACAAGTCCATTCAATGCCTAATCAGGGGGTTTCAAGCACTTTTACATTTGGTCGTGCAGTAGGGGTGATTAGTGCGGTTTGCGACTTAACCCGATACCCTGTGCATTTGGTAACACCCCAAAAGTGGAAAAAGCATTTTCACTTGTCAGCAGATAAAAATGAATCGCTTGATATGGCTCGCTATTTATGGCCTGAATCCAAATTGAAGTTCAAGAAAGATGGGAACAAAGCAGAGGCACTCTTAATCGCTGAATATCTGAGGCACACATTGCATGGCATCGAAAAGCAGAAAACCACCTAATGCAAAAGGTCAGGTCATTTTCTACACTGACAAGGAAAAACAAGCCCTTGAGCATATTGGCAATGGGTCAATTGCTGAAGGTGCGAGGATTTCGATTAGATGGGCGGCTCACTTTTGGAATGTAGGTTTGCGCCCTGATTTTGACTTGAACCATGTGGGAATCTGTTTATTTGTTGACGACCCACACGCAGATAAACTCTAAGGCTTGAAAATACCTCTAAAACGGCTTAAAAAGCACTTTTCAGGCTTTGTTATTGTTTAGCCCTCAATACCCTACATTGAATCGCTGTCAGCGGCTTAAAAGTAGGCAATAAAAAACCGCCCGAAGGCGGCTGAATGTTAGTAGTCACTGACTTATTTTCTGAGAATAATTTTCAGCAATAGAGCAATGGTTGCATAAATCATGACATCTCCAAAATTAGCAGGGCATCGGCTTTGCATTGCTCTACTTGGTCAGAATTAAGCCCTTGGGCTATGCTTTCAGCAAGTCGTGCGGCTTGGTTTGCTCTATCGTCATCGGGTGCAGTAATAGCCAAAATGAGGGCTTTTGTCAGTGCTTGAGTCTGCGTCATGCTGTCACCCCTTAAAAACAAGCATAAATGAAACCGTTTTCAGTTTCACCTACCAATTGCGTGTTTTCTTCTAGGTATTCCCGCACAGTGTTTTTCTTTTCGTCTTCGTCAATATTATCTAAATCTATGTTGTAGCTGTCTGCAATATCTTGCCAATGGTTTTCGTCATATTCGCAACACAATGCAATGACATCTAGTTCAACTTCTACACCGCACGAATCCTCATATTCTTCTAAATAATCAAATAAGAGATGCAAACCCTCATAAGAGAAAGTATCTTTGCGATTAGCATCTACAAAAGCCCGTTCAAAGTCATATTTTGACACTGTTGTTTTCATGATTCACACCTATTCAAAAACGCATGATTGACTCATGCAAGCCCAAGCACTCAAATTCAAGCCATAAGACTCAAAGTGCAAGCCAAAGGGGACAGCATCCCCAATGGTTTAAACTCTGTTTAAACGCTCTAATTGTTGAATTCGTGATGAACGATGCAAATAACTGAATTGTCAGATTTTTGAATTGTTTCGACAATGTGGCAAAAGTAAGCACCTGCAATATTAGTATCACGATAAACAAGAGGATGTAAGTATGCCCAAGCGTCATTCTCGCTTAAGTCATCATTTAAACATTTCAACAAAATATATTGTTGAGAGCCATCACACCCATTATCTATCGTTCCAATAGTAGTGACGACAATTTCTAAATCGGTTTGTATGCTTGCATTCATAATAAACACCTATTAAAACCCTGCGAAAGTACAGGCCAAGGGGCACAGAATGCCCTATGGTTTGAACTCTTATTGGTTTGCTGTGTTGACTGAGTGAATGGGCAATGAATGAGGGATTAACTCACCAAAACCATTATCAGAATAATAAACCAAAACCTCTTTGGTGATGTAAACCGATGGCCTCCAGATGCACCAAAAACCCAAAAGTGTTTGCATAATCAAAGCCTCTCAATTATCAGAATAATAGCTAACACAATGGCGGCGAAGCCACACACACCCAGCACGATAGAGTCAATTTTATCAAACATGGTTGGCTTCCTTTGCTTTAATCTGTGCCCATGTAGGTTTGACTGGCTTAGGCTTAGGTGCAGTCAGTTTGCAATACTCTATCCACTCTGAATTGGTCATACATTCATTGTTCAAGAGATAAGCCTCTGTTGAGCCGTTTTCATGTTGTCGGTGGAAAACAATTCGACCAGTTGATAATCTAATGCTTGGTTTCATATTCACGCCTTTTAAAAGTAAGCCCCGAAGGGCTTGGGTTGATTAAATTCTATTGAGTGGTGCACCGTCAATCGTCATTTTCCACACATTGTGCCCGTACATGAGTTTGACTGCGGCATCTACTGCGAGAGAGATAGAGCAGGTGTCGCACTTTGCGCCCCGTCCATCTGGTGTCTGAACCAGAGTGACAGTGTGCACATCGTGGAAGATGAACTTAGCAAGAATTTTAGTAGTCATGTGAACGCCTTTCAAATAGTGCGACAGTGCACTGATAAACCCCGCAGGGCTTATCGCTAAACTGTCAGACAGCTAATGCGTATTGTCTCAGGGATTTTACATATGCCTTGAAGTCGCCTGAATTCTTGGCATTGCGATACCAAGCACAGACAACCACACCAGAGGGCTTGACACCAAGGAAAATGCCCTTGTCTGCCTTGTCACCAGCATACACCCATTGACCGGCCTGTATGTCTTTGATGCGTGATGCGGGAACGACATTCCAGATATTTATCGGTTTTTGATATTTCATGATTCACACCTTTTGAAAGTTTATAGAATTGGTGACAATGCACCCCGAACCAGTCTGTCACACTGGCACAGGCTGAACTGTCAGGCCGCCCAGAGCTTGCGGCTGATTCTGTCGTCTTGGATGCGTGTGAAGACCAGTTGGTAGAATTCCATCTGGAATGTGACCTTTTGCCAGTTGGTAGCACTGGGGTTATTTGCGAACTCTCTCTGTGCCTTGGTGAGAGAGTTTTTTCTGTCTTGGAGTTCCTGTGTGGGTGTCATGTTGAAGCCTTTTGAGTTGACCGTCCGGAAGTGGACACTTTTATACATGCACAGACCGTGCCAATTTTACAGTTTCAGCAACTACGGCACATAGAATGAGAGTGCTCACTAACAATACGCACCAAGACAGTGCAACACATTTCATATCATGAAAAGATGCACCTAATTGGTGAAGTTAGTAACCACTCTGCACCATCTTAGCCCATATAAATAACCTATCAATAATCTGTTATCAATAGTTTTCATATTATTTCACAATGTGATATAGGAATGATTCGCATTAGTGTTCGCATTATGGTACATCGCCCTTACATAGTCTTCTGTCTTATGTCTTATATAAGACTGCGTTCCACCATGTGGAATGTGCTTGATGTAAGTGTGTGCTTACTTTGATAGGGGGGAGGGGGTATGCGTGGTGTTGTAAATATTTGTGAACCCTCCTCTGCACTGAAAAAGGTAAATCAGACTGTACGACACAAAAAGGTAATCTGGATTAGGGGAGAAGACGGAATAGGAAAGTCACCCGTGAGTGGGTGAATCCTTTTTAAAGGAGAGCCTCTCGTTTATCTAAGTTAGCGTTACTTGTCAAGGTAACACTCCACGCTACTAGCCCCGTTCAAGTCTGTGCTTTACTGAAGAACTACATGGTTCACTACGCTTATCCTACTTGGTCGGCTCAACCGCATAGAGGGGTGGGTGATGCCCCCGTTTGTCTCCACTATACAAGAAATCATTTCTCGTGTAAAGTAAACACTAACTTCCAAGACATATGGGGATTGGCTACTGTCTAGATGGTAGTTCCGATAAACAGTCCCCATATTTGTTGGTGCGGAGTGGATGGACACTCTAGGTACGGTGCAGAAACATTCAATGCAGGAAATGGCCTGAACTGCGAAGGTATTGAAAGGAAAGTGGAGTTGGCTCTGGTGACGATCAACCAACCGCAACTACTGGCAGTGTGTAGCAATCTGGAATCAAGCCCAGACACCAACAACCTTCTTCCCTGATTGGACAAAAGATGAATGTAGTAGATGCACTCCCTGATAAACTGAAAAAGAAAGGTCGCCCAAAAGGTTCTGGGAAGATGACCCTCACTAAGTATGCAGACAATCCAACTGCTCTCATACTGCCCAAGACTGAACAACAGAAAATCAAAGAACTCAAAGACCTCCTGATAAACAGTGCTGGTTCTAATGTTGTCTACAAAGCAGTCGAGATTGCAATGAATGATGAACATCCTGCACAAATGGCGGCACTCAAACTCTGTATGGACAGAATGCTTCCCGTTTCACTGTTTGAAAAAGAAGGAAAACAGCGTTCCGCTGTCAACATCACCATCTCAGGCATAGGTGGTGTGGTCATTGGTGAAAACCCTATAGATGCAGAAGATGTAGAGGCAAAAGAATGAGTGATTGGCTAAATGAGTATGAAAAATTTTCTGCGACTCCTTGGAGTCCTACCACTTTAAAACCAGCGGAAGAACAGCAGTTTCGCAGTTGGTTACAAGGAACTCAACTGTTTAACTCTATTAAGTCAGACATTGCGGCTGAACAAAAGATGCCTGTCGATAAGTTAGACAACCAGCGAGTTACAGAGATGATTCTTGAATCTCCTGACTATGATTACAGGGGAGCATGGAAAGCTGGGATAAAAGAAACTATTAGTCCTTATGACAATAGACCGCACTTCCCATCGTCTACCAACACAGGGCAAATGCTAAAAGACCCAACCCATCCAACAGCATGGAAAGAATTTTTTATGCGTCAGTATGGCACTGACCCTGATGCAATGGGACTTGACACTGTAGAAAAAGCAAAAAACTGGAGTCTTTCAAAACAAAAGGTAGACACCCCGTTTTACAAAGACCCTTTCTCAATTCCAGACTACACAATTGAATAATGTCTGATCTAAACTTCAGTCTCCTCCCTTGGCAACAAGAAGTCTTTGCTGATAAAACAAGGTTTAAAGTTATTGCCGCTGGTCGAAGATGCGGTAAGTCTAGGCTCTCAGCCGTTACCCTCCTGATTGAAGGTTTGCAATGTACTGCTGGCTCGGCTGTGCTGTATGTTGCGCCCACCAATGGTCAGGCAAGACAGATTATTTGGGATGTTTTGATGGAGTTGGGTAGAGAGGTTATCCAATCTAGCCACATCAATAATATGGATATAACCCTGATAAACGGAGCAAAAATCTATGTTAGAGGTGCAGATCGCCCAGATACTCTGCGAGGAGTGTCACTCACCTACGCTGTGCTTGACGAGGTTGCCGACATCAAACCAGAAGCATGGGAGCAAGTTATTCGAGCTTCGCTGTCAGACAAAAAAGGTCGGGCAATGTTTATCGGCACTCCCAAGGGTCGTAACTTTTTCTATGACATTTTTAAACTTGGAAACTCAGAAACCGATACAGACTGGAAAAGTTGGCATTTCACCACCAAAGACAATCCCCTGATCGACCCTACTGAAATCGAGAGCGCAAAGAAAACCCTATCTAGCTTTGCTTTCAAGCAAGAGTATATGGCATCTTTCGACAATGCTGGCTCTGATGTCTTCAAAGAAGAATGGCTGAAATACGGAGTTGAGCCTGAGCATGGAAGCTACTACATAGCTTGCGACTTGGCTGGATTCGAAGAAGTTGCCAAACAAGCCGCCAATTCTAAGAAAAGGCTAGATCAGACTGCTATTGCTGTGGTCAAAGTAACCGATGATGGCAAATGGTTCGTTAAAGAGATTGCATTTGGTCGGTGGGACATCAGGGAGACTGCCGCTACGATTCTGCTAAAGATCAGGGAATACCGTCCTTTAGGTGTAGGAATTGAGAGGGGGGCGTTAAAAAATGCAGTTTTGCCGTATTTGAGTGACTTAATGCGGAAAAATAATGTATATTCACACATAGTTGACTTGACGCATGGCAACAGGAAAAAGACTGACAGAATTATCTGGAGTCTCCAAGGAAGGTTTGAGCATGGGCGTATTGTGCTGAACTCTGAGGAAGATTGGGATGAATTCAAAGATCAACTTTTGATGTTCCCTGCCAATGGAGTTCACGATGACCTACCTGATGCCCTATCCTATATTGACCAACTGGCAGTCACATCTTACTTTGAAGATGCAGATGAAGATGAGTGGCAACCACTAGACATAATTTCGGGGATATAAATGGCAACAAATAAAGAAGTCAAACTTGAACAGAACGAATATTATGAGCCGACTGAGGCTGATAAAGAACTGACAGCATTTGTTACTGACCATTGCACCAAGTGGCGTGACTACAGGGACACCAACTTCCTCCCTGATTGGCTTGAATATGAGCGCATCTTCCGTGGTCAATGGGCTGTAGAAGACAAGACTCGTGAGTCAGAGCGTAGCCGTATCGTTACCCCTGCTACTCAGCAAGCAGTCGAGACTCGTCATGCCGAGATCATGGAAGCAATCTTTGGTCAAGGTGAGTTCTTTGACATTGAAGACAATATCCAAGATATAAACGGCAACCCCATTGATGTTGAGTTGATTAAGGCTCAACTGATGGAAGACTTCAAGAAAGACAAAATCAGAAAATCTATCGACCAGATCGAGTTGATGGCTGAAATCTATGGGACAGGCATTGGCGAGATTATCGTCAAGACCGAAAAAGAATATATCCCTGCTACTCAAGCAATTCCCAATATGCAAGGTCAAGCCGCAATTGGTGTGATTGAAAAGGAACGAATTGGCGTGAAAATCATGCCGATCAACCCAAAGAACTTCCTCTTTGACCCTAACGGCACATCCATTGATGACTGTATGGGTGTTGCTATTGAGAAGTATGTCTCAATACACAAGATTGTTGCTGGCATTGAAAAGGGCATCTATCGCAAGGTGGACATCACCCCTACCTATGAAGACACTGACCTTGAGCCTACCCAAGAGGTGAGCCAGTATCAGGATGAAAAGGTACTGTTGTTGACCTATTATGGTCTTGTGCCTCGTGAGTACCTGAACAACTTAGCAGAAAACAAAGACATTGTTGATTTGTTCCCTGAGAACTCAGCGGCTGAAGACTACACCGATATGGTTGAAGCCATTGTCGTGATTGCCAATGATGGGTTGTTGCTCAAGGCTGAAGAAAACCCATACATGATGAAAGATCGTCCTGTCTTGAGTTACCAAGACGATACGATTCCTAATCGTTTGTTGGGTCGTGGAACGGTGGAAAAAGCATTCAATATGCAAAAAGCCATTGATGCACAGACTCGCAGTCACTTGGATTCACTAGCATTAAGCACTTCCCCCATGATTGCAATGGATGCAACTCGTCTTCCAAGGGGTATGAAGTTTGAGGTCAAGCCCGGAAAAGCTATTCTTACCAATGGCGCACCAAGCGAGATTCTTTACCCATTCAAGTTTGGTCAAACTGACCCCAACAACCTAGCCACTGCCAAAGAATTTGAGCGTATGTTGCTCCAAGCCACTGGAACATTGGATTCTCAGGGCATGGTCAGCCAATCTGCTCGTGACGGTGGTGGTATGTCGATGGCAGTAGCCTCGATTATCAAAAAATACAAGCGTACTTTGGTGAATTTCCAAGAAGATTTCTTGATTCCATTCATCAAAAAGGCGGCTTTTCGCTATATGCAGTTTGACCCAGAGCGTTATCCCTCTGTGGACATGAATTTTGTACCTACTGCCACCCTTGGCATCATTGCTCGTGAGTATGAACAACAGCAATTTATTGGTTTGTTGCAGACTTTGGGTGCTGAGACTCCTGTTTTGCCGATTATCCTTAAAGGTATTGTTGCAAACTCTAGTTTGAGCAACCGAATGGAGTTGATTGCCAAGTTGGATGAGATGATGCAACCAAATCCTGAAGCACAACAAATGCAACAGGCTCAACAGCAGTTGGCTATCCAAGCGGCACAAGCTCAGATTGCTGTAAACACTACAGCGGCAGAGCAAAACAGGGCTGAAGCACAGAAATTGATGGTTGAAACACAGTTAATGCCTCAAGAAGTTCAGACAAAGAACATGGCGGCAATGACTAAGAATCTTCCTAATGAGGATGACCAAGCCGCCAAAGAGTTTGACAAGAGAGTTAAGATTGCCGAGTTGATGCTAAAAGAAGCTGACATCAAGAACAAGTCTAAGATTGTTGAACTGCAAATGGCAGAGAAAAACAACAAGATTTCAGGCATGGAAGAAGATTTCTTGAACCAACTTACCAAGCAATTGAGTTCTGCACAAACTGGTACTGAATAATGGATGTAGAAAAACTTGCCAAAGAGTTAATTCTCAAGAATATGACTCCTGAACAGCAGATGGCTGTTTTGGATTCAGTGCGTCAGTCAGTTCTTCAAGCCAAAGAAGTGCAAAAGAAGAAGATTGGTGAGAATGTTGACTTAGTTGTCCAAGCCCTAAAGAAGATCGAATCTGATATTCGTTCTCGTTTTGACGATGTAGGCAATGCTATTGAAAAGCGTGTTGCTTCTATCCAAGATGGTCGTGATGGTAGTGACGGCAAGGATGGAAGGGATGGCAAAGATGGAAAAGCAGGTCGAGATGGCGCAAAGGGTGATAAGGGTGACTCTGGTCGAGATGGGCGTGATGGAGTGGATGGTGTTGATGGTATTTCTGTTACCTCTGCTCGTATTGATTTTGATGGTAGTCTTATCATTACACTGTCTTCTGGTGTTGAACTCAATGTTGGTGAGGTTGTTGCTCCTGACCTTGCAGAACGCATCAAAGTCATTACTAATGGTGGCGGCACTTCTCAGTCTGTTCTTGATACTCTAGCTTCCCTGCAAACAGAAATTGATAATCTTATTCCTAGCCAGACAGGGAACTCAGGTAAGTTCTTAACCACCAATGGAACTACTCTTTCATGGGCTACTGGGGGCGGTGGATTAGCATATCAAGGTACTTGGAACGCATCTACAAATACGCCCACATTGGTTAGTAGCACTGGTGTTAATGGCTACTACTACATCGTTGCTACCGCTGGTTCTACCAACTTAGACGGCATCACTGATTGGCAAATTGGTGATTGGTTGCTATTCAATGGAACTATTTGGCAAAAGATTGACCAAAGCAACTTGGTTACTTCTGTAGCTGGCAGAACTGGTGCTGTTACCTTATCAAATACTGACATTAGCGGCTTGGGTACGATGTCTACCCAAAATGCAAATTCTGTAGCTATTACTGGTGGGACTATTAACGGCACTACGATTGGTGCAACAACTGCGTCTACTGGCATATTTACAACTTTAACTGTAAATGACAACAGTACATTTGGAAGTAGCAATACAGATACAGTAACTTTTACTGCTCGCATAAATTCAGACTTTGACCCTGCAACTGATAACACTTACGATTTGGGTCGAGTAGGACACG